GGCATCGTCGTAGTGCTCGGCGGCGGCGGCGTAGCCGAGACGTTCATCGGCGTGCCCGCCGCCGACGGTGAGGTTGCCCGTCGCGTACACGCCCTCATCGGTGAGGGTGGCGCCGACCATGAAGTTGGCGTACCCAGTGCGGGACCGGGGCGGCTTCTGCCCCGGGATGCCGACGTGGATCTGCTCCCAGTCAGCGGCGTGCCCGAACACCCGGCCGTCATCCGTGATCGTGAGCGGGGTGAGCTCAGTCAGCTGCGGGTCAGCGAACCACGCCGCCGGGGGAACCTCCGGGGCGACGACGGACGCCACGAGAGCGAACGGCGCCTCGATCGTGTCGTCACCCATCGCCTTAGCGATCCTGCCGTACAGCCCCGACACGACCTTCTTAAGGGCGTCCTGGTCCGCGGCCGGGATGTCGGCCCCGCCACGTGCCCCGTTCAGAACACCAGCGACCGCGTACACGCCGCGCGGGATGAGGCGCAGCTCACCGTCAACGACGTCCGCGACGCCGAGCTTGTAGGCCCCGACGGTCTCCGGGTCAGCGTCAGGGTCCTGCCACAGGAACGCCCGCGCGTACTTGTCCCACGCCGAAGCGGGCGCGTCCGCCTGGTCGATGCCGGCCCACGCGGCGACGCGCTTCGCTGCGCCCGGGCCGTCCCACTTCGGGTCATTGTCGGCGACGGGGACGGTGTCCCATCCGCTGCGTCGCACACCTGCCGCTGTCAGTCCCACGCTGTCACCCTCTCCGATCCGCAGGTCGGGGAACGCCTGCACTGCGACGAGGGTGACCTTCGAGAACTCGAAGTCGGTGTACACGCACACCTCGCGGTACGGCGCACCTTCCTCGTACATGCCGTCGACGTAGTCACCCTCGCCTCCGCCGAGCGCCCGCCACTCGATCATGCACCCGGCGGACTGCATCGACGGGTACACGACACCGCTGTCGACGAGGGACCGGGCGCCGGACACCTCGGGGATCGTCGCCGCGTCGAGCCACTCGCCGGTTGCCCACACGGTGCCGTCGCCGAGCACCTCGACCCTGTCGATCGTGGCGACCGTCACGGCCTTGTCGTGTCCCTCGTCGGTGTACTTCTGCCAGTCCATCGGCAGGGGCAGGCCGCGGACCGTGAACCCCTCGTCGGACACGATCCGCCCGTCGGACGTCTCGGCGTTGAGCCGGCCGACCGGGCCGCTCCACCTGTCAGCCATGTCACTTGCTCCTCTGGTCTGCTGCGCTAACGGACAGTGTGCAACGGCACTGAATTATGTTTCCGGCTGATCCTCTGGGGTCGCCGGGGAACTGGAGTGTCTCGTTGTCGACGCGGAACGGTTCGGTGAGTGGCACCGTCTGGCCGTCGGCGGCGCGGTGGGACGGCCGTGTGGTGTCTGCTGCGGGGCCGCGGACGGTGGCGTGCCACGTCTTGACCATGGGGCGGCGTTCGGTGATCTGTTGCTGCGCCCCGGCCGCGAGGGTGCCGGCGTTGAGTGCGGCCATGGTCTCGGTTCGGGCGACGACCACGGCCCGGTTGTCCCACCAGTCGTTCCCGGTGACGGTCAGGATCTCTTCGACTTGCCGGGCGAGTTCGGAGATGGGCTGCCCGGCGTCGAGGCCTTTGGCGAGGGTGTCGGCGATGCGCCGGTAGACCTGGTCCGGGGTGCCGGTCATGCGGTTGGTGGACGCGTTCAAGTAGTCCGTCACGTAGTGCGACTGGTCGAATGCGTCTGGGGGTGGCTGGCCGGTGACCTTCCGGTACGAGCCGCGCAGCACCCCAAGGATCGACGGCCGCACATGCACCGTCAGCTGTTCCACCCACAGCCCCTCCGCGGAGAGGACCATGCTCGCGTCCGGCGGAGCCCCAGCCTGACGGAACGGCGCCATCACCCGCCCCGTCACGGCCCCTGTCCAGCCCCGCGCAGCGTCAAGCCACGACCGGCCCACCACATCCTCATCCGTCACAGCGACCCCATCCACTCCGCCAGGAGCCCATCACTGTGCGGCGTGCCCGTCGCGAGCAGCCCGTTCGTGTAGTCGTCGAGGCGCAGCCTGGCGGACAGCTCCGGGATGTGACGCCACGCCCCCTCCAGGAGCCCCGTGTGGCGGTCCGGATCCGGGCGCACCCTGGTGTACAGCTGCGCCGCCGGAACGTCCGCGTACTCATCCTTGAGGCGGCGCGTGTTCAGCATGCGGTTCCCGGCACGCTCCAACGCGTGGAGCACGGCGAGTGACGCCACCTGAAGCTCAGCCTGCGGGGCGCGTTCGATCGCCAGCCGGCGCGCACCGGCCGTAACCGCTGCCTGCTCGGGGGTCGGAGGCGCCGCCGTGGTGCCCGTGTCGAAGCCGAGAACACGGCGCAGCACCTCCTGCTCGAACAGGGTCGGCGCGCCGGTCACGAGCCGCGTGGCGAGTGACACACGCCGCTCCTCATCGGACGGCGCGTACTCTGCCGGAACCGAAAGCATGATCAACGCAGCCTCCGGGGTGATCAGCCCACGGTCGAGAAGCTCGATCACGCGCTCCAACGGATCCGGCTGAGAGATGATCGTCGACCCGTCGAACGCCAGCATGTACGAGCCGACGTCGTCGATGCCCACGTGGCGCAGCATCGGGTAGAAGTACGCGGAGGTGAGGGCGTCCGCGATCGCGTCGAGGGCCGGCAGGAGGTGCGTGCGGTACGTCTCCTCTGCCACCTGCCAGGCTGACCAGTGGTTCGAGTCGCCCATGCCTTCGAGGACTTCCCTCGGAAGGTTGAGGCCACCGGCGACGCGGCCGATTGCTTTCTCGCGGAGCTCGGTGACTTCCTTGTTCAGCTCGCTGTCGAACTTGATCAGCTTGAACGCGTCGGCGAACTCTGACGGGACCTCGACAACAAGGGGGACCTGGGCCGCCGCCGAGCCCGGTTCCTGTAGGGAGCGGCGCATGGACTCGGCGAGTGACGTCATGAACGACGCGGTCTCTTCCGCTTCGCTGTCGTCCCGGTCCTGGAAGTCCGCTTCCTGCGGGATGACGAACACGCCGGCGCCGACGAGCCGCGAGTCAAGGCGCGCGGCGATGTTCTGTGAGGACTTCTCGATCTCGCGGAGGGTGGGGAGTAGCGACCGGACGGGCGAGTCAGCGCAGTACTGGAGCTGCGGGTGACGCGTCCACACCCGGATGACCTTGTTGCCCTCGACCAGGGTTACGGGCTGCCCGGTGTCAGGGTGAACGAACTCGATCGACTTGCCGGACTGCATGAGCTGCGTCGTGGAGATGACGAGCCACTCGTCTACGGCGTCGTCGCCGCGCTCGGCGGCCGTCGCGAGTTCCTCCGGGGTCCGCTGTCGGACAATGACGTACACCTCGCCCGCTACCTCAAGGTTCTTCACCATCAGGGTCACGTTCTGTGACCTGCGGATCGGGCCTCCGAGAACGGCGTTAGCGACGTCCTGTACGTCCTGGTTTTCTGCTGCGCCTGTGGGCCGGCCCGTGTCCGGGTCGATCGTCGCGGCGTACAGGGTGGCCTGCCCGCACGCGTTGCCCTTCCATGTGACGCCGTAGTTCAGCTCGCCGCAGATGTCGAACTGGCGCCATGCTTCCATCTGCCAGCGTCGGTCGCCGACGGGCAGTGGTGCCCATCCTTGGGCGCCGTTGAATGAGATGAGGGCGGCGGAGGAGACGAGACTGCGGCGTCGCTGTACGGGCTTTGCCTTGCGGAGGGATGCCATCAGTCTCCGTCCCGGGATGCGATGAGGCCGATGATCTCGGCTACTGCCATGGCACATAGTGGCACCTGTAGCCACGGAGAGTCACGCCAGTGCCAGGCTGCGGACAGGGTCACGCACGCCACCCACAGCCCGGTACACCACGAGCAGGTGATGACGTAAGCGGACAGGCTGAGAGGGTCGAGCTTGTTGATCAGCCACAGGCGTGGCGCCTCGAAGATGCGATCTGTCGTGATCAGCCGCGTGATCCTGGCACCGGCCAGTGCGGCTATCAGCATCAGGAAGGGGGAGATCATGCCGCCATGATGGCACGGGAGGGCATGGAACGGCCCCGTACGGGGGGTGTGCGGGGAAGCACCGTACGGGGCCGGATGGAGCGCTCTGCCAGGCTACCCGGTGAGCGCGCCGAGTGTGTGCGGTAGGTGGAGTTTGCTTCGGCCGTTTCGCGGCGGGTCGAGGTACATGCATAGGTACCGGTATGGGTCCATGCTGTG